CATTGCCGTTGTAAAGTTAATTGTGTAATTACCTAAACTGTTTCTAGTTACAGAACTTACATTAAAAGAACCATTTACAACTGCTGTTGAACCTACAAAAACTACCCATGCTTTAGCAATACCTGTCATTCCATTTTGAGTAGCTAATACTCCTGTGCTTGCAGTTAGCGTATCTACGTTAATTGTTCCGTATGCCATATCAAAGCGTTATCTTAAATGTTTTAGGCAACCAAGGCAAAGCCGTTGATTGGTCATTTTTCATAGCATTTAATTGTTTTTGTAAATCTGTTTTTAAAGTATTCTCGTCATTAAAAGTTGTTTCTTTTTCAATCCAATTACAAATATCTGTTTCTGTTACTTCATTAAATGGTTTTTTTAATATTTTGTCCGAAAACCAATGATTACCAGCTACTTTAGCCGTATATTCGCCATCAATAGCCGTTATTTCGTAATGAGCATGAGTAATTAACTCGCCATCAGCACTTACTTTAGTAATTTTCCATGTATACATTAAAGCACCACCCATCTTGAACCGCTTGGTACGGTTACGGTTACACCACTATTTACGGTTATTGGCCCAACAGACGATGCAGAATATCCTGTCGGAATCGTGATCGATACCGTTACCGTATTGTTATTAACCACAAGCCCATTGTTTGCTAAGACTTGTGGTAGGCTCTTTATAATCGACATATTAGATTGTTGTCGAAACTTCTTCCCACATCATTCCAAATGCTAATGATGATGCAACAGATGCGGCAGATGTATAAATTGCAGCAAATCCACCAGGTGGTATCACTACAGAACCTTCCATATCAGTTACAACTCCGTTTAATAATGTTTGTGTAATAGCACCTGTTGTTAATGTTCCTAAAAGTATTAAACGAGTAGGAGCAACTGGTAAAGTAGCTGATGAGTCAATTAATCCTGTACCGGCTGGTTGACCAACAAAGTTAGACAAAGGAACTAATGCAGTTGTGTGAGTTACGTTGGTTGATGCTGAATAACCAGTCATAATACCCATCACTAAAGCAGCAGTTTGAGCCACTACAGGTGCATAAGTAACTTTAGTCAATACTAAGTTCACAGTAGAACCAATTGGATTGGACAAACACATTCCTGTATAAGTCGTTGCAAATGCAGCAGTTGTTGTTATACCTGTTAAGTTTGCACCTGAAAACATAGCCTTACGAACAGTAGTTTCGTAATAACGACCATGCAATTCATCCACGATCAACTCAGCCGTAGGGCCAATTCTTAATGCTAAGTTTGATGGGTTTGTTCCTGCTGTTGCTGATGCTGAACCACCTACTACTCCGTTGATTGGTAATGCCATAATAAAACTCCTTTAAATAAATGAATAGTTAACTACGGCAGCCGTAGTAAGTGCTGTTGAATCTAACAATGGCTGACCGCCAGTTACTGCTATACAAATACCTGTTGAAAAATATAAACCGTAATCGTTGATGTCTACGTTAAAAGTTCCACCTGTTGTACCGCCTGGCACTAAATAGTTTTGAATAGGTGAAGTCGTACCTAAAGTAACTGAAGCAGCGTTATATACTTTTAAATAGACGGCTGTTGTTTGTGCGTTACCTACAGATATAGAATATAAACGACCAGCCGTTGCTTTAATTACAGTCGCAGCTACAGTCAAAGGAGCGACTAAAGTACCTAATGTTTGTCCGTTTGTAGCTGCTTGAGATGATATTAAGTTAACACCTAATTGACCTGAGGCAGCGTTGACTGCAGTACCGCCAATTGCTGCTAAGTTTTGTCCCATAAAAGGCACAGTTCTTAACGTATAAGAAAACGCACCAACAGTTGTCGATGTTAGCTTAATGTATCTACCTTGACATGGAAATATATAGCTTGTGTTTGCTGCTGCTAGAGTTGTTACCCATGCACCAGCGTTGTTTATTCCACCAATTGCTGAGTATGTAATGTTGTCGTTTGATGCTAAAACAGTACCGATAAATGCCAGTGTCGTAAACTCAATTGAGTTGTAACCAAGCGTATCAATGGTAAATGCTTGACCTATGGTAGACGCTACAAGTTTAATAACCGCAGGAGAATCACTAAGGATTATATTTCCGTTAACATCCTGAGTCGGGTTATTTATAGATTTTGTATGTAATGCTAAATCGCCACGAGTAATGTTATCTAATAAAGGTACAGAATCAAAGTCACCACCGATTTGACCAACTAAAGTTGCTGATTGAGGAGCATTTCCAATATATGACATTAGCTGACCTCCACCGCAGATACTGTTACGTCAACTGTACCGCTAGAAACTACCTTTAATGAGTAATTTGCGGGTATAACAATCTTGGCTGATTGCACAACATCAAGTGCCGTACCTGTAGGAATAATTACGTTATTAACAATATTTGTAGTTACAGTAGCACCTGAATTCACTAATGTGACAGATGCCGTAACTGTAGATGTCGTTGTATTAGCCAATAGTAAACCAATCAATGTCGCTTGAACACCAGACGTTGTAGGATTATAAACTGTCGATAATGTTGTTACTGATGCTGTTTGAGTCGATGTATAGTTTATGGCCATATTAAGCAATCATAGAAAGGGCTAATGCTATTTTAGCACTAGAAGTTGCAGAATTAGAAGTTCCAAAAGGTATATTTAAGTCATTTCCTGTAAATGTAAATCCTGATGAAGCTCCTAATGAACCGCTATTATTATACTGAACTTGCGTATTTGATCCAGCAGCAGAAACTAAAGAAGTTGCATTATAAGCAATTGTTTCAATTATATCGCCAGTCGATGCACCGATTGTTAAAACTACAGAAGTACCATTTGTTGCTGTGTAATCAGTAGAATTTAATAACGCACCGTTTTGATAAACAGCAATATAAGGCGCAGTATATGTAACTGAAAACGTGGTTTGTCCTACTGTAGCAGTAAACGATGTTCTTGTATAGGATGCTGTTGCAACCGTTGGTGCTTGAGATACCCAAGTTGTACCATTAGAAGTTAAGACGTTTCCTGACGTTCCTACCGCAGTTAAACCAGTTCCACCACTTGTAGCACCCAAAGTTCCGGCAAGCGTTATTGCACCTGTACTAGAAGTATTTGGAGTTAACCCTGATAAAGATGTTTGAAACGATGATACACCACCTGAAGATGCTGCCCAGGTCGGTACTCCACTTGCTAAAGTCAACACATAACCGTTAGTTCCGGCCGTTAATTTAGATAAAGTATTTGTCGCGGAAGCGTAAATAATATCGCCTGTGGCATAAGAACTTTGTCCTGTACCGCCATAAGTAGCACCAATCGTAGAACCTTGCCAAGCACCTGTATAACCTGTTGCACTTAAAACACCTGTGCTTGGTACAAAAGACAGCGTTGTAGCACCGTTTAATCCTAAACTTGCACCACTTGTAGCACTTACTAAAGTTGGATAAAAAGTCGATGCCGATGATGTTGTGCTAACAACTGAATTTGTTGCTGTTGTTGCTGTTGTTGCAGTACCAGCATTACCGCCAATTGATAAATTAGTTACAGGAGTTGTTGAACTTACGACAAAAGGAGCAGTTCCTGTTGCTAAAGTGCTTGTTATCTGACCTGTTGCTGAAACGGTTGTAAATGCTCCTGTTGATGCTGTTGTAGCACCAATTGACATATTATTAATCGTTCCTGTTGTTCCTGAACCAATGGTAATTGTTCCAGCACCTGTCGTTGTATACGATTGATTATTAGTTGATGTATTTAAAGTAATTACACCTGTTCCTGTAATCGAAGTATGCGATGCCGTACCGTTACTAATGTTTCCACTAAAAGTGCTGCTCAATACACCGCTTGTAAATGTTAAATTTGACGTATCAATGTATTCTGAACTTGTAGCTCCCAAAGCCGTAGCCATTGCTGGGTAATAAGTTGTAGCACCTGTTACGCTAGAAATTGTTAATCCACCAGTTGCAGCTTGCCAAGTTGGAGCTGAAGAACCGTTACTTGTTAATACATAACCTGTTGTTCCAGCTGCCGTAATCGCTAAAGCCGTTCCTGTAGAATAAACAGCACCACCAGCAACAGCCGTTAAACTTGCATTTGTACCACCTCTATTTAAAGCAATATTATTACCGTTCCATGTACCACTAGTAAATGAACCAGCATAATCAAATGTATTGGTTGACCAATTAACATTTGATGGTGCTTGATAATGCTTATCCCAAGTACCTGCTTGAGTTGAATTATCTAATAAAGTAATAATAACAAAACCACCTGAACCTACAGAAGCAATTAAAGTAGGACTAACAGCACCATTATTAATAGATACTGTGCTTGCTGATGAATTGTTATTAAATGTAAATTCTGCTCCATTGACCAAAGTTGTTGCATTGGGTAATTGGAAAGTCTGACTTGTAGAACCTGTAACGTAATAATTAGCTGGCGATGCTACCGTTAAAGTTGTTGTTGTTCCAGCCGATACAACTGTTTGAAATCCTAAAAATAAGTTATTTACAGATGTATTTTGGTTTGCATCACGCAACATGACGCTATTAGCACCACTTGACGCTACGACACCAGTACCGCCATTCGCCACATTTAAAGTACCACTTAATGTAATTGCACCTGTAGTATTGCTATTTGGTAATAATCCTGTAGTACCAGCATTAAATGATGTAACTCCACCTGTTGACGCTGCCCAAGTAGGAACACCTGACGCTAAAGTTAATACATAACCATTTGTACCAGCTGATAAAAATGTAGTTGCGCCTGATCCTGTTTGGTAAGGTAATGAGCCATTTGCACCACCAGCAAGATTAGTCGCTGTCGTTGCAGTTGTTGCACTTGTCGCACTTGTTGCTGTTGCAGCGTTGCCACCAATAGACAAGTTTGCTACTGCTGTTGTTGACGATACAATAAATGGTGCAGAACCTGTTGTTACTGTAGAAGTAAATTGACCAGATGCCGATAACGTACTAAAAGCACCTGTTGACGCTGTTGTTACACCAATAGTCGTTCCATTAATAGAACCGCCTGTAATCGCAACAGCATTAGCATTTTGAGTGCTTAAAGTGCCTAATCCTGATACTTGTGTATTGGTAATGGCAATAGCTTGCGCGGATAGTGCCGTTAACTGACCTTGTTGATTAACTGTAGCACTAAGTGTGTTACTTGCAGATCCATAAGAACCTACAGTAACAGTAGTATTGGCAATACTAAACGTGTTAGATGCTAAATTTAAACCTGTTCCGGCAAAATATGCGCCTGTGCCTGAAAACTGCACCCAAGGCATTGCCGTAACATCAATTGTTCCTGTTTGCGTTGCTGTAGATACCCAACCTGTATTTGCTTGACCACCATTTAATAATACGGTATATGCGCCTGGCACTTCTGACCATACATCCATGTCAATTGCACGAGTCCATGCGGATGCAGATGCAACATAAATACCATTAAATTGACTTGATGTTTGATTTTTTACAAGAACTCGATCACCAGCAACGGTCGTATAACCATCAATAGTTTGCAATCCTGATAAGGTAATATTTGCAGTTGTACCTACTTGACACGCTGCTTTAGGGCCAAGTCCTTGTGCTACGGTATCAACGTAAAACTTATTTGCTAAATCGGTATTACCACTAGGCGTTGTTGTTACTTGACCTGTGATAGTTGTTATATTAGTAAAAACCCCAGTAGATGGGGTAATTGAACCAATAGGACTATTATTTAAAGTAGAATTAGTAATGGTTAACCCTGATTGAACAGGATTAACTGTGGCATAAAATGGTTGACCTTGACCAATAAACGTATTAAACGTACCATCTACGTTAAAATACGCTTGTACTGGTAAGTAATTTTGATTACTTGTTTTGGCTATATCAGCCATCATTACCCCTAGTTCTGATCAACCATTGGCATTACATACAATGTATTTGATGTTCCTATTGCTGTGATAGAAAATGAGGGAGGAACAACCATTACTTGAGGCGCAGACATAGCAACACCCAAAATAAAGCTAGTGCTTGAATTTCCACCTGTTGGCAATACGGCCGCACTTGCGGTGGATGTTGTGCCTGGTACTGCTGCAAGAATATTTACAGCAATTGGAGTGCTACCTGTATTTAAAAATCCACAAAAGTTAACCTGATCATTACCGGCAGGAGTAATTGTAACTGCCGTTGAACTTGATGTGGTGACAGATATAGCAGTAGTTGGCCCTACAAAACGAAAAGCCGATGTATTTGCCATGATTTATCCTTAAACTGCTGTTGTAGGTAATGGACCTTCAGCGCGAACAATTTGTAATTCATAAATACCAGCAGCCGGAGTAGCAGAAGATGCTGTGACATTACCAAATTGAATAGTTAATACGTTTGCAGTTAAACAATCACATTCAACAGTAAAAATACCAGTTGTCTGATTTGCTATATAACCACCATTTAAAATGATGTCAGTTGTTTGTAAGCCAGGTAACGGAAAAGTTTGTGCAGCAGTTGTGTTTGCAGCAACGGCAGATGGTGTTATAGATGGAGCAATGTAAAAAGTTTCGTGTGAATTACCACGAGTAATAGTAGTGCTAGACATAAAATTTCCTTTGCAAAGAAAACCAGAATTGGTTGTTTAATTATACAACAAATATTAAAAAAAACCCCCTTTTTAAGGGGGGTTCAAATACTAACAGATATTAAGAATAATTGCTAAAGTCATAGCCATAAACATATACATCCATCGTAGCAGTTGCACCTTGTGCAGTTCCTACGTTGAGATATAAGTTTTGTGCTGATTGAATAGCAGTTGAAGCAACAGTTCTTTGTGAAACTACTGTAGAAGCTGATAATGCTGATAACGCTGCGTTAGAAACAACACCTGTACCACCAGCAGACGGAGCAGTAAATAAACCTGCTGCAGCTGAAGATAAAGATACAGATGCGTTAGTAAACACTACGTTAGAAACAGAGTAGTTTGAAGAATTGATGATCGGTAATACTGCTTGATCACCTGTTGCGTTGACGTTTACACCAGTTGCAACGGCTAACAAACGAATAGCTTGATTAGAAGTTACATTCTGTGGGTGAATCGTTACGGTGGTTGATGGTCCTGGATTTGCCATGATTATTTTTCCTTATTTATGGTTAATTAAGCTGCAACACGGCAAGCGAGTTCAGGATACAGAGGGGCCCAGCCGTATAACACGTCTAAACGAGTAGGAATACTGTCGTTGTTGATAGTGTATTGACGAACCACACGCATTGATAAGCCAATTTCTTTGTCAGAAGCACGACCAGCAAAGTG